AATTTTAAGAGGAACTCATGGAAAAAATCTTAGAGGCTTTAAAGAAACTTTTACCAGAAAATGATGTCGCTGAAACTGCTAAGGCTGTCAAGGACATGTTAGAACAAGCCAAGGTGGAACTTGAAAAAGAGTACAACACCAAATTAGAGGAGGCTTATGCTGAGCTCTCCAACGAATTAAGCCAGGCAGAAAAAGTAGCTGAGGATGGTTACAACGAAGCCTACACCATTATCGGGGATTTAAGGAATCGTTTGGAAGCCCAAGGTGAAGAGTATAAATCTGCCCTCAATGATGGTTATGAAGAAGCTTATCAACTCCTCAAAGTAGAACAAGATAAGAATAAGAATTTGGAAGTAGAGATGTATGAGGAATATGACAAGAAATTAGTCGAAATGAAGGAATATATTGTTGATAAGGTTAATGAGTTCTTAAAGGTCAAGGGCAATGAAATCTATGAACAAGCCAAAAGGGATGTCATTAATGATCCTCGTATGGCAGAACATAAGGTTACTTTAGACAAGATCGTAAAAGAGGTTTCTAGTTATTTATCTGAAGATGATTTCGCCAATGTTTCCAATAGCCGTTTGGATGAAGTCACCAAGAAATTAGAAGAAGTCCAAGGTCAATGCAAAATCATGGAAGCCCGTAATATTAGGATTTCCAATGAGAATACCAAATTAAATGAAACCGTTCGTCAGGCTCAAAAAGTCATTAACGAACATAAGGAAGCCGTTGATACTCAAAAGAAAACTGAGGTTATCACCGAGCAGAAAGAAAGAACTGAAAAAGCACAGAAAGTAACGGGGAAGGGACAAACTAATGTATCACCTGAAGACAGCGTTGTATTGCGTGAATATACCGCTCCAGATGATGAAACCATGCGAAATATGTTAGTTCTCGCAGGGTTGAAGAAAGACGAGTAATTTTAACTAAAAATAATGAGGTAAAATGCAGGGTAATAGTAAGTTCTTAAATGAAGCAAAAGAGTTAGAAGCTCGTTGGGGGAAGACTAAGCTTTTAGAGGGTATTGACGACCGTTATGTCCGCTCCGCTACTGCTGTTCTTCTGGAAAACCAACGGCTCATGAACGAAGTAAGCACCGATAGTGGTGACGTTGCTCAGTTCAAACGTATTAGCATTCCGTTAGTTCGGCGTATTTATCCCCAATTGATTGCGAACAAGATCGTATCTGTTCAGCCGCTTTTGGGTCCAACTGGTTTAGTGTACTACATGCGTTTCCGTTATTCCAGCAATAAAGGAAATGTTCGCGGTGCTGATAACAATGGTGGCTTCCCGACTGATGATGTCAATTCCATGATGCAGTTAACCGATGGTACTGCCAATCTAAGCGTCTTCTATTCAAGTCAATTTGTGCAGAATGAATCGACTTCTACAGATGATGGCGTTTTGACAACTTCTGCCTTCCGTCCCTTAGAACATACCCCGATTTTGGCTGGTACTGTTACTGGTACGGTTTATTCAGGTGGAGCAGCTAATGCAGCCTCTCCTGGTGCGAACGGTACAGCAATCCAGACCTTTGTGGTTTCTTCTACTGGAACGTTTACCTTCACGAATATTGGTTCACCCACCGTTTTCGGTGCAGCCACTGGTTCTTCATTGAATCTCAGCACAGGTGAATTGGTAGTTGCCTGGGTTAATGGTTCCGCTGTTGCTACCGCTCCTGGTGCTCAGGTCTATGTTGTAATGAGTTATGAATACAACATGGAATGCCAGCAAGATCTTCCTGAAATCAATTTAGTGATTGAATCTGAGGAAATTGCTGCCAAGACTCGTAAGTTGAAGGCAGTTTGGTCATACGAAGCACAACAGGATTTACGCAGTCAGCACAATTTGGATGCCGAAGCAGAATTGACCGCAGTTCTTGCTCAGGAAATCAATCTTGAAATTGACCGTGAAGTCCTTGGTGATTTGCGTTTCAATGCAGGCACCGTAGCAGCTTGGGATTTTAATACAGCTCTTGGCGAAACCATCAAAGAGAAGTATGAATCTCTTTATATTAAGGTTGTGGAAGTCAGTGCCGTAGTTCACAGGAAGACCTTACGAGGTGGTTGCAATTGGATCGTAAGCAGTCCCGAAGTAGCCAGTATATTCGAGACGGCAACAGCTGGTTTTGCACCAAGTCCTAGTGAAACCTTTACTTCAAGTTTAGGTATTCAGTATGTAGGCACCGTCAATAACAGATGGCGTCTATATAAGGATCCATTATTCCCAACCAATCAGTTATTGCTTGGGTATAAGGGCGATAGTTATATGGACAGCGGATATTTCTACTGCCCATATGTACCACTCACTCAGACACCAGTGGCATTGGATCCTGAGAGTTTTTGCCCGAGAAAAGGAATATTGACTCGGTACGGAAAAAAATTGCTCCGCGAGGGGGCCAAATTTTACGCGCGAATGA